TCAAATAACACATCTTCTGCTGAATTTAGTTGGTTTGCGATCGGCAGATGGAAATAACTTAAAAGTATAAAATTTATGAAGTATTGGAAACAAGGATTCTATGACGAATACCAGGAAGGTTCGGTAGAAATTACAGAAGAGCATTATCAGGAGTTGTTAGCTGGGCAGTCGGCTGGATTAATAATCGCTGAAAGCAAACAAGGCTATCCGATCTTAGTTGTGTACGAAGCTACTATCGAAGAAACCAGAGCGCAAAAACTTGATGAATTACGATTGTTCGATTCATCCCAAACAGTGAATCAGTTCAGTATAAACGGAGTATTGGGATGGCTAAACAAGTCTACACGCGTCGGGCTTATGAACTCAATCAATATTGAGAAAGAAGCCGGACGATCTGAAACAAGTATCTGGATTGGTGATACAAAGTTTGTCTTATCAATCGAAAGAGCTATTGACATATTACAACAGCTAGAATTGTATGCCCTTGCGTGCTATGATACGACACAAAGGCATATCAACGCTATCAATCAATTAGAAACAAAAGAAGAAATTGAAGCATACAACTTCAAAACTGGTTATCCCAGAAAGCTCAACTTTACCGGATAACCTATCGTATAATCGTAGTTTTCGATTTCCTCAATAGTCTGCAATGATCTGACTGCTGCGATGTGCGATTGTGTCACATTGTAGCAGTTGAGCGCATACAGTTCTAAGGCATTCAACATTGCTAAAGCGTCAGGTATAGGGATAACATACTTCACTGCATCATACCACAGGATTGTATGCGTTTTCCCTGCATTTTTCTCAATCGAAATTGAGTTAAATAATCCAACACGTGTGGATTTGTCTAACCACATACTTTCCCCTTCAATTTTAAAAGAATTGACATCGATCGATTTGTCAAATATCTGTATTTCAGATATTTTCATTTTTCGCACTTCTTCAATGTCGTACTCATATTCTACCAAAATCGGGTATCCATTCTTACTTTCAACTATCAGTAAACCGTTAGACTGCCCATCTAATAGCTGATTGTAATGCTCATCCGTTATTTCTACTGAACCGTCTACCGGTTCATCGTAGAATCCATTTTTCCAATACTTCATAATATTTGTTTTTTAGTTATTTCCAACGCCCGATCGCAAACCAGTCCCATGATTCTTGTGATAATCCAGTAGTACCCCCACTTGCATAATTTCTATTCAAATAAAATCTACTAACTGTTTTATTTATTGCCAAAGGAGATGATGAATATACGGCGGAGTCACTACTAGGCTTATATACAGTTGAAAATATTTTATATTCAGTATTATAAAAAGATGTAGGCATAGTCACACTATACGAAGCTGTAGATGAACCTCCAACTCTGCCCCATTGTACAAGTAATCCATTATTGAATTTTGCATAACCGTTCAAGGATAGGTTTACGCTCATTGCGTTCGATAGATCAGCTAAAGCATACGTAGTCCCGAGAGAACTTAGTAAAGTTTTCTCCGCATCCGTCATGAATTTTCTTGTAGTACTTTCTTCAATCATTGATGCTGGATGAGAAGCCGGATGAGAGTAATTATTAGCTCCGGAGGCTATTCCACTAAGTTTTGTACGTTCTTCATCCGTCATAAAACGATGAGTCGAATCTTCTTCAACGTCTGTCGCTGTATGTTTATGAGAACTTGCAGCATAACTACCCTTGGGTTGGTATGCTGAATCGTGGTTGTGATTTCCTGCCGCCTTACTATTCCAAGCATCTTTTTCCGAATCTGTGACAAAACGATGTGTAGAATCGTCCGTAATGTCAGTTGCTGCATGTTTATGAGAAGACGGTGCATAGCTACCTTTAGGTTGATATACTGAATCGTGATTATGGTTTCCCGCAGCTTTACTGTTCCAGGTCTCTTTTTCCGTGTCAGTAACAAAGCGGTGAGTACCATCAGGAGTTATATCCGTTGCTCCGTGTTTATGCGAACTCGCTGCATAACTTCCTGCTGGCTGATAGACCCCTGTATGAGTATGATTCGACGGAGACGCACCAACTTCGGAAGCTGTATAGGATGGTTTACTTGCAGCCTTCGCCCATGCAGGTACATCGCTTGCTGGCATCGAAGTTGGAAAATCACTTATTTCAGACTTCTTGTGAGTATGCGCTTTCGGTACACGTGTGTCACTTAACCGGGCATCATTTCCCTCGCATACGGTTCCTTCTGCACTACCAAAATTCTTATTAAAGGCAGAGTTTTTAGTGAATGCAGGTTCGTATGTACCTGCATGATTGTGATTAGATGGAGATGCACCTACTTCGCTTGCTGTATAGGCTGGCTTAGAAGCTGCTTTCGCCCATGCAGGTACATCGCTTGCCGGCATCGAGGTTGGGAAGTCGCTAATATCCGCTTTCTTATGCGTGTGAGCTAACGGAGTTCTTGCATTGCTTAAACGCGAATCGTTACCCTCACATACAGTCCCGGCGGTCGTACCGAAATTCTTGTTAAAGGCGGTCAGTTTAGTGATAATCAGTTCATATCTACTATCATGGTTATGGGAGTCCAAAGCTGCTTTCAATGCCTTTCCCTGTTCTGCGGAAAGGACTTTATTAGTCCCTCCACTTGTCAGATTATTAACAATATCAGAAATATTAAGTTTCTTTCCCAGCTCTGTTGCCATCGTCGTAGCAAAGTTAGGATCATTGTTAAGGGCATTCGCCAATTCAATAAGTGTATCGAGAGCATCCGGAGCACCGGCAACAAGCGCATCAACCGCAGCTTTCACTTTTGCGTCAACTCCTGAAACAGCATTGTTAGCGGCCAATGCTGCTGCGTTGGCATCGTCAGTCGCTTTTTTTGCTAATCCTGTCTGTGTTACAGATGCATTTTTAGCCGCATTTGCTTCATCTGTCGCTTTCTTCGCTAAGGCGGTTTGAGCTTCTGATTCAGCTTTGGCAGCATTGGCCCCTGCAGCCGCAGTAGTTGCAGCATCTTTAGCTGCATTAACACTACCAGCCGCAGTATTAGCCGCATCTGTAGCTTTCTTTGCAAGAGCCGTCTGCTCAACAGATGCATTTTTAGCTGCATTCGCATCATCTGTTAATTGCTTGACAAGAGCAATCTGTCCGGTGGCTTCTTCTGTTGCTTGCGTCATTTCCTGCACAATACCGGCATACTCTGACTTGCGTTGAGACTCTGCTTCGACACGCTCCGTTTCGGCATTTACACGCTTAGCCTCATTTGATGAACGAGTACCTTCCGCAGTTTTACGCTCATCTTCATTCTGCTTTCTCTTATCTTCTTCTGACGAACGGGAAGTTTCAGCCGTAGCGCGGGAAGTTTCAGCAGCCTTTCTCTTGTTTTCTTCTGATACCCGGCCTGTCTCCGCTGACTTGCGGGCTGCTTCGGCAGATACACGTTCGGATTCGACGGTAACACGGTTAGATTCGGCAGCCACACGCGAGGTTTCATTTGTTTCTCTTGTCGCTTCATCCGCCTTTCTCTTATCCTCGGCAGAAACACGGGTAGATTCAGCGGTAGAACGACCTGTTTCAGCGGTTTTCCGTTTATCTTCTTCCTTCACACGTTCCGATTCAGCAGAAGAACGACCTGTTTCAGCGGTCTTACGTGCATCTTCATTGCTTTTACGTGTTTGTTCATCCGAGACACGTTTATTTTCTGTATCAACACGTCCGGATTCAGCAATTACCCGTTTACCTTCAGCAGTTACGCGGGCCGCTTCTTCCGACTTACGCGCATCTTCATTTTGCTTTCTTATATTCTCGGCAGAGGAACGTCCGGTTTCAGCCGTAACGCGTTCTGTTTCGGAAGTCTTTCTTTTATCTTCTTCGGACACACGGGAAGTTTCGGCAGATTTACGTGCTGATTCGGAAGCTACTCTCTCGGCTTCTGCTGTTCCTCTTCCTGTTTCGGAATCTTTTCTAACCTGCTCGTTAGCTTCTCGTGTACCTTCAGCGGTAGCACGTTTCTTTTCTGCATTATCCCGTGCAGTTTCCGCAGTAGATCGTCCTGTTTCAGCGGTCTTACGTGCATTCTCATTAGTGATACGCACTGATTCAGCAGCTTCCCGGGCTTGCTCTTCACGGGAACGATTCGTTTCGGCTGTCTGCCTGGATTGTTCGGAAGCATTACGACGGGATTCGGCTGTTTCACGGGCTGATTCATTGCTTTCAACAGTTGCTTCTAATTGCCGCATATCGGTAGTAGCTGTTTTTGCATCACTCGTAGCCTTGAGCATATTATCCAAGGCAGTCTGAATCTTCTCTAAACCAAATTTAAGGCTAGTCTTAACTCCGTTGATTACTCGGTAGCCGATAGTGAAGAAGCCTTTCATGTCGCTGGCTTCGTTCAGTTCTGATATTTTTTTCTTCTTTAATGGCATAGCAAATCAATTTAAATCTATATAAAACTCTCCGTCCTCTGTTATGATAAATTCGCCCGCTTCGGATGAAAGCAAGAACTCCGTTTCTCCGATCCGGAAGCTGGTAAATACGAGTTTCAAAGTGAACTCCCACCATACACCGTTATTTAGCATGAAATCATTCGTCTGACAACTCTTATAATAGCAGGGATAGCTTTCACTCCATTCATCACAATAAAATATACGTTCCGCATCGGAATACTCATATCCTTCATCATCGACCTTAGCAGACAGTTTTGTGAGATCATAGAGTAGGGCATCACGATTACGCCAGAATGCTTCAATCGTCCCGGCCCGCATCAGGCATTTGAGAGATACTTCTTTGATCTGGAATTTCACAACTTCACCGTCATAGATTGCTCCATCTTGACGTTTAAAATTCTGCAATAGGTTCTTTTTTACTGCCGGAGTTTTTAATATCTCGGCATTACTACCTTGCAATACGACTACGCCATAATCGGATAAGTCTTTGTCATCAATCTCGTAACCTTTAGGCATTGAAAGCTCATTTACGGGCTCCTGGTATTCGTAATCGACTTCTCGGGGGAAGTCGTTACTAAAAATAAATTTAGCAACTTCAAGGCCCGGATTAATAACATAGCTGCTTTGTGAAGACAGACGTAGATTATAAGTCCTGTCGATTAAGGGAAAGTAAAATTCATGATAGCTCAAGTCAGAAAGTATATCAATCAGTCCACCAATACCCAAACTGCCTATATATGCAAACTCAATGCTTACTTCAGCCGTATCCAATGTAGGACTAGAAAGATCAAATTCCTGTCCGTCTTCTTCCGGCCAATCATTCTTGTCCGGTTCCTTCATGGTTGGAAATGCTACCAGATTATTATAACTTCCCTTTGTAATACATATACCCAAACTGATATAAGCATCTATTCCGTCTATGTAGAATTGTCCTGTCATCGTTTCAATGTTATACCTTTAGTGTTTAACGTGTCTATTCCCAGCTTTACAGACTCTATGGCTTTTTCAATCGCTTCAAGCCGTGCTGTATGGCTGCTTATATCAGATAGATAAGTGATAACAATATCATTGTATTTCATTATTTCTCCCATATATTTATCCAAATTTGAAAGATATGCGAGTTTTTCCGCTATTTTATCCGAATTAGACTGGAGATGCTTTACACCTTCATTAATTGAATATGTATGAGAGATCATAACAGCAAAGCTACCGTCTAGCTTATCTGCAGAGTCTTGCGACATAGAAGCAAATCCTTTCTTTGATGCCTCACGTTCATCGTCGTTATCATTCCAGCCGAACATTTCTGCCATTGCATCTCGTTTTGCTTTCATCTCATCAGCAATCTGTTGTCCTTCCGTCTTCAAATTATCATATTCATCCTCAATCGTACCATTTTTCATGGCATTGTTAAGTTTTTCTCTCCAGTCCATTAACCGATCCATGTACTCTTCTTTAAGCATGGAATTTAGAATAGCATTCTTCATGTATTCCTCGAAACTGTCGGCAAAGTCTGCACTATCGGCATCCATGTCTATAAGTAAATCCTGAAAGTCTGAACGAAGAGAAGCATAATCAATGAGTGTTGTGTCTACTATTTGTTGTTCCAACACCTCTGCAACCTTTCCTACCCCATTCGCGATTTGATCAGCGAATTTCTGTGTATCAGAATCAAGTTGAGACCAAAATATGCCAGCATCCGATTGCAACTTTAAAAGTTGTTCATCAGTCAAATCAAACAGACCGGTCATACGACCGCCCATTTTATTTTTAAATTCATTTACCGACATGCCTAATGCTTTTGCAGCCTGCTTCCATCCTTCCCCGGACATATCATCTACTTCATCATACCCCTTTGAATGTGACTTTCCAGAAGCACCAGAATTGAGATACTGCCGGCCTAATACTTTTGCATTCTCACTTTGCAATTTTATATTAGCAATAGCAGCTTCATAAACAGCGTTTGCAGTATCTCCTGTTAAAGTTTCCGCTAGTTCTAACTGCTTTTCAATTACCCGATCGAGGATATTAATATAGGATTCATACGCTTCTTTCGCTTTCTCGTATTTCTCGGTCGTATCGTCTTTGCCGAACATATCGAAGATTTTCATAGCTATCTGAACGGCTGCACCAATGATAGCTAGAATAACAGATGCCTTTTCAACTGTACTTATTGCATTAGCAGAGGTATCGGCAGCTGCTTCAACCCCTGCCATTGCAGTCATTGTAAATGAGCCGATACTGCCAATAAGGGAAATAATCTCACCAGCCGGACCACCGATCGATTTACCCAGTTCGTCTATGGTATCCGCTAACTCCGAAATCTGTGTTCTAACTTCTTTTTCTGCCTTCTTAACCTGATTATCTTTTTTTACAACCTTATCTTTTGCCTCATTGTATCTCGAAGTCTTTTCTTTTACTTTATCCAAAGCCTGTGCCTCGGTCAGATAAGCTTTTGTGGAATCAATTTTACCAGTCTTTTCGTTGAATTTAGAGGACTTGACACCATTTTCAATCTTAGCACCACCTTTTACAGCTTCTTGAGTCTGTTTAGCATTTTCTAATTCAATTTGCGCATTAGCTAACTCTTCCTCTGCTTCTGCTAGTTCTTTCTTCTTGTCAGATAATGATTGAAACGGGTTACGTGAATCCAATTCATCCATAATTGATTGAATAGTACTAGTATATTCGCGAAGCTGGTCCGGAGAAAGAACTTTGGCAGCCGTACTCTTTGCATTCTCTAATTGAGTCAGCAGAGAATTAAGAGTTTCAGAAGACGTTTCTTTCAGATTTTCAAATGCACGAACATACTCCGGAGACTCTTTCAACTTATCGTAATCCAGGCCCATCAATTCCATTCCCTTGTTTTTTGTCGCCTGGGCTATGGAACGATCAATCTGTTCTACTTGATCTGTATCTCCATTCTTTACTGCTTGTTTTCGTTGTTCCTGCAGGGTAGCAATATCTTCATTGAACTTTCTCTCAATTGCAAGACGTTGATCTGTATAATCCTGATACTGATTCAACAGTTCGGATAAATCATCTCCACGATTATATTTAGTATTTGTAACTTCCTTTTTTTCATTAGCAACTTTATCAAATGCATCAAACTGTTTCTTTACTGGCTCTGATTTGACATATGCTGATGCATTGAAGGTTTTCTTTTTATTTTGTGGATTAGCTTCGAAAGCTGAACGAGCTTTTTCAATTTCTTGTAATTTCTTATCCTCTGCTTCACGCTCGATAGCCTGTAACTCTAGATTATGATTGAGTTTCCTTTGTCTAAGGACCTTTTCGCTACTCTCTTTGAGCTTGTTGATTTCAAGTTGTTCGAGTTCATTTGCAGAGTCCTCTTTCATACGCTGCTGCTCTCTATTCTGCTTATCTAGCAGGAGTTTATACTTCTCCTGTTCTTCACGGAGCTTGTGAGCTTGGTCGTCCTGCTTGGAAGATGAATCATAGACTTTTAATTCTTTTTCAGCTTCCTTCAGCTTCTTGATATTTTCTTTGTAGGAAGTAATAACGGCAGAATCTATCCCTTTGAACTTTCCAGCATCCATTTGCTTCTTTTGTGCTGAAGCGATTGATTCCAGTGCCTTTGTAGCATCATCTTTTTGTTTGGTCCAAAAGGCTTTATTCTGTATAGCAGCCTCTTTATTGGCCTGTACTTGGGCTTTAATGGATATAGAATGCATATTTACGGCTCTGTCAACCTCACCTTGTAACAAATCCACCTCTTTAGATACAGCTTCTCTATCTTCTTTTAATGCACCGGTATACCCGTTTTTGTTATTTGTTAGGATGATTTGGTTGTCTATTTTTTGTAAGCGTTGTTTCGCCATAACTAAATTGGTCTTAGCGATAACAACATTTCTTCTTGCTTCTGCTTCTGCTATTTTATTAGTCAGCTCCAAGTCATCCATATCTTTCAACTTCTTCAAGTCCATATCCTTAAAAACAGACTTCATTAAACGTTGTAGTTGAAATAGAGCCTTATATCTTTCCGTAGTGGCAGCCGCATCACTTCGTGCAATAGATACAAGATCTTGAATCTTATTCTTATACTCTTCATTTCTTTGTTGGCTTTCTTTTACTGTTTTATTGAATCGGTCTTGTGCTTTTTCTGCGGCGGTTGCACGGGTGGCATATTTATAAATAGCATATCCGAGAGCTGCAGCTGCAGCAGCTGCTAACACATAAGGATTAGCTAGCATTGCCGCAGCATTCTTTAATAGGGTAGCTGTATGTAGCTTTATTGTCGTAATCATCGCTTTCCTTGTTGCCATCTGTTTCACTTGAGCAGCAGTAAGTATATTTTCAGATACAGTTCCAGCTTCAACAGCTTTACTATATAAAAGAATTTCATATTTTTCCATCTCAAGCAATGAAATATGTATTTTCTTTATCGCATTTATTGCTATAATAGAACCTTTATAGCCTACAAAAGCACTTGTAAGTGTTACAATCAATGCTCCTAGTGTTTTCATTGCTTCTTGTATATCTCCATTCTCAAATGCTTTATTGAATGTAGTTGCGATGGAAGATATTTCTTTTAAAATGGCTTCTCCCATTGGGCGAAGGGCTGCCGTTATATTATTACCAAGAAGCTTCATTTGATTTTCGGCAGATGAAGCCATTTCCTTAA